GTTCCAGCTCCAAACACAATTACTTTGACTATCAATCATGGTAAGTACTTCGGTGTTAACGTTAACAACGTTCTTGAACTCCAATCAAAGCCAAAATTGATGGACATGTTCACCAATGACGCTTCTATGCAAATGAAGATTCAGATCGACAAAGACGTTCTGTACACAAACTTCAACCAAGGTGCAGCTGCTAACCAAGGAGCTACAGCTGGTGCTATTTCTGGTGCTTTCAACCTAGGTACTGACTTGGCTCCTGTAACTTTGACAGCTTCTAATATTCTCCAAAGCATCACAGCTTTGTCAAGCGTATTGGACGAGTCTAATGTTCCTGAGACAGATCGTTGGTTAATCATTACTCCTACAGAGCGTCAAATCCTCATGCAATCTAACTTGGCTCAGGCTCAGTTTATGGGTGATGCTTCTTCTATTCTCCGTAATGGCAAGATCGGTATGATCGACCGTTTCACTGTTTATGTGTCTAACTTAGTACCAAGAGGTACAGCAGGTAACGCTTGGACAAACCCCAACGGTTCTACTGGAACTGAAGCCAGTGCATTAAAGCGTCACGCTATCATTGCTGGACATAAGTCTGCAATCACTTTTGCATCACAAATTGCTAAAGTTGAGAGCTTACAGAATCCCAATGATTTCGGTACATTGGTTCGTGGCTTGAATGTTTATGGTACTCAAGTTACTCAACCTAACGGTTTGGCTTTGTTGGTAGCAGCAGGCTAATAGATGAATGGGGCTTCGGCCCCGTTCTTTCCAACCCAAATTAATAGGTGAAAAAATGACATCACAAATAAAACTTGTTAGCGTCGGCGAATGGTCTAATACAGCAGCTCAGGTTTCTGGCGGTGACTATAGCGGCCCAATTGTTTTAAGCACTGCAAACTCACAAACAGCTACAGTAACTGGAAGTGGTACAAGCCAAACTTCTACAACTGCAGTTACAGCGCTTACAGGCGGAGCAGGTCAGCCATATCAGATCGTAAATGATATTGCTCACTTCAATACTGTTGGTACTACATTCAATACAGCTCAATTGACGAACCAAGGTTCTGCTTTTATTACTGTATTCAACAATGGTGCTAATACTTTGTTGGTTTATCCCCCTCTTAGTGGAACAATTAACTACGGTACAGCGAACTTACCATTCGGTATCACAACAGTCAAATCAACAACGTTCATCACATCAGATGGACTGACTTGGTTCGCAGCACACGCTGGCTAATCTGTAGGGGCCTTGTGCCCCTACTTTCCTATGAGGATTTATGGGAACTATTACAGCGCAAACCATTGTTAATAATGCAGCACTGCAGTTAACGGACGTCGCTAACGTACGGTGGACTTCTGCCGAGCTTTTAGGGTGGTTAAATGATGGCCTTCGTCAAATTGTGACGATGCAACCAAATGCTACCTCTAAGATATCTAATGTCCAGCTTGTTGCTGGCACAAGGCAATCCATACCTAGCGATGGGTGGATGTTGCTTCGTGTTCATAGAAATATGGGTTCTGACGGCGCAACTCCTGGTCGTGCTATCCGTGTAATTTCTCGTGAAGTCATGGATTCTTTCAATCCTTACTGGCATACAGATACAGCGACTGCCGAAGTAAAGAATTTTATTTATGACATAGAAGACCAAATGGCTTTCTATGTTTATCCGCCCCAGATAGGCGGTCAATACATTGAGTTAAATTATTCCCAACAGCCTACCAACTTAACTCTTAGTCAAGTTATTCCAATTTTTGATGTGTTCGCATCTGCTCTTCTTGACTACATAATGTATAGAGCATGTAGCAAAGATGCTGAATATGCACCAGGTCTTCAACTTGCGCAGTTGTATTTGTCTACATTTACTGCTGCTATCGCTGTCAAAGACAAGTCAGAGAAAGAAGTTGCACCTGACAATGCTCTTGGCGTACGTAATCCTGCTGTTCGAGGGTCTGATTCATGAGCTATTATGAAGATACAGAAGTCAGTTACGACCTCTTTATGTCAGAGCTTATCCCGTATTTGCCTGATGTGCCTGAACTCGTGGTTACTCAAGCTATTAGAAATGCAACAATTGAGTTTTGCGAAAAGACTAGGTATCTTCAAGAAAACGTAAGTAATATTACGCCTATAGCTAATATTGATTGGTATGATCTTGGTGAGTATATTGATGGAACATATACAGTAGTTGATATCGTAGAGGCTTGGTACGGTGACGTACTATTGATACCTAAATCAGTTGAACAACTCACAAAGATTTACCGAGCAAATGATTGGCAAACTATGCAAGGGCAACCTTACTATTTTTACCGCCGTAGAAACCATGTAATGAATATCGTACCTAGGCCGTCATTTACAAACCCATTAACACCCATGAAGGTATTAGTAGCAAAAGCGCCTACAAGGGCGTCTACAACGATTGCATACCCTATTTATGAACATTTCTTAGAGCAGATTTGTTTTGGTGCAAGATCACGACTTTATGGCACTCCAGGGCAGCCATACTATGATCCTAAAGCAGCAATGGACTATAGAAAACGTTTCTTTGACGCAACAAACGAAGTTAGGGAAAGAGTTAACCGTGGTTTAACTAGAGCCGCTGTCAATATTGAATTCCAGAGGTGGACATGAGCAACATTATTAAACTTGTTCAAGGTGACACAGCACCAGCAATTGTTTGCACAATTACAGACGAGACTACAGGGGCAGTAGTTAATATAGCTGGAGCTACAGTTGTTTTAAAAATGCGAGCAGTTGGGTCTACAACGCTTCAAGCTACAGTAATAGGATCAGTTACTAATGGTAGTGCAGGGCAAGTTACTTTTTTTCCTATATCTAACCCCTTAATGCTGTCTGGTGCAGCAGGGAACTATGAAGGCGAAATTGTTATTACTTTCCCTGACACTAGCGTGCAAACAGTTTACCAAACATTAAAATTTCTAGTTAAGGCAGAGTTTTAATGGTTAACGCTGTAAATAATGGACAATCCCTAGCAGTTAGCGTTGCTTTTGTAAACTTATCGGTTACAGAAGCACATAGGGTTCCTATTATTGCAGCAGAATATATGATTCCTGCAGTGGAAATTGCCTATATAAATCTTGCTGCCGCAGTTATTTTAGATTCAACAGGTAGAGTTCGTTATATTCGTGATTATGTATCTACATCTGATAATACGATTGTTCGGATGGCTTATAACAGAGTTTATGCAGATTCTGTTAGTAAACTAGATCAAGTTACGATTCTTAGTGGCAAAAATAATTACGAAGTTATGTCGGCTACAGATAACTACCGAGTTATTTGGGCTTATAACAGACAATATTTTGATACTGTTGCAGCTGGTGAGTCTATTGCCAAAAGTACATCCAGAACTTTTGCAGATGGGTTTACTCAATCTGATGTAAGAAGTAATCAATTTACACACGTATATTATGAGCCAGGAGCTACTATTGCTAGTGTACAAACATACACAATCCCTGGTTATTTTGCTTCAGATTACTCTGCTACCAACACTTATTCTGATCCTGTACTATCTTCTGACGCTATATCATTGCATAATACGTTTTATCGAAGTTTTTCCGATTCCGTCACTGCAATTGACACAAGTATTTATTCAGGTCTAACATGGTCTTTTGCAGATACACGTTCTGATATTGCTTCAGTTGGTAGTTCTGGATCATTGGTGTGTCAAGGCTATTGTGATATAACTTATTTTGCTGCTGACTATGTCGGAGCTTCTGCAACATTTTCTTAAAGGGTAGATTATGATCGAAGAAAAACTACTTGTAACTGGTCTAGTTACGCTTCAAATTACTGGGCCAGATGGTGTTGTTAAAGAACAACGTCAAACTAATTTAGTTACTACGGTTGGTAAAAACTTTATTGTGGCTCGTATGTTTGATACAAGCCAAACTGTTATGGGCTATATGGCAGTTGGTTCAAACACAACTGCTGCTGCTGTTGGAGACACTACGCTTGGAACTGAAATTTCTGGGTCTAGGACTGCTGTTTCTAGTGCCACATACACAGGCGCAACAGGTACATATGTAGCTACGTTAGGGGCTGGTGTAGGTACAGGAGCTGTAACTGAGGCTGGTATTTTTAATGCTTCAAGCGCTGGAACTATGCTTGCTCATACAGTTTTTGCTGTAGTCAACAAAGGTGCTTTGGATTCAATGTCGATTACTTGGGCTATAACAATTAGCTAAAAGGTAAATTATGAGTTTAGCAACAACACTAAGTACACGGTCAACTGCAGGTACAGGCGCTACCGTTATTGGTGCGCCCCTATCTAATACGCAAGTCGATACGAACTTTATTAATTTAAACGTTGTTCTTGCTACGCTTAACAACATGGCCCAACAAACTGCTAATAGCGTTGCTATTACAGGAGGGACAATTACAGGGACAACCATAAGTGGGTTGACTGTAAGCACTACCACAGGAACTTTAACTCTTGCTAACTCATCTACTTTAGCTACAGTCGGTGCTTATAGCGTTACTTTAACAGCCTCTGGTGCAACAGCTTTGACATTACCTACAAGCGGTACTGTAACGGCTTTGGGTAATACGGTCACTGGTACTGGTTCAATTGTTTTAGCAACTAGCCCAACTCTAGTCACTCCAGCTTTGGGAACACCTTCTAGTGGTGTATTAACTAATGCAACTGGATTACCCCTAAGCACTGGTATTACTGGTTTTGGTACAGGAATCGCAACGGCTT